AAGACAGTAAAGGTGAAGAACCTGACCTATTTTCCAAGCCTCCAGCAACGCTGGCAGGTACATACTTACGGATACCTAATAGAACAAAGTGGATTGGGGAAGGTCCACAATGTGCATCTTGTGGCAATACCACGAGACGGTGACGAGCGCGATGTAAAGGTCCACTCAGAGAAGTACGATTCTTCCATCGCGCTTGAAGCCCTATCTTGGTTGGCTGGTGTCAAAGAGTCACAGACTCCACCAGAGCCAGAGAAGGATGAGAGTTACTGTAAGTTCTATTGTAAATACTACGACGCATCAGGTGAGATGGGATGCGTTGGTCTAAAAAAAGAACGTACAAAAACTGAATTACCGTTGATAGAAGATAGATCTGCTGCTGACAAAGCGCTGACATATCTCCAACTGGATAATCAAATAAAAGAATTGACGAATCAGAAAGAGTCTTTGAAAGAAGAACTTGCTGGTGTCGTCGGTGTCACCGATACAGGAGTAGAGGTTCGTTGGTCTTCTGTGGCTGGTGCCAAACAAGTAAATAAGGAATTGGTCCAAGAACTTCTGGGCTTTGTTCCAACATTAGAAGGTAAGGAAAGTCTACGACTTTCAATCAAACATACTGGAGGTAAATAGTGGCTGCAAACGAATCAACCAAGTTCCAAGTGAATTTCAAATCACCTGATGGAACTCTTATCAATCTCTACGCTGCAAACAAGGAGGAACTAGAAGCACTGCTGACCGCAGCGCAAGACTTTTCCGCCCTCATTGGAAGCGTTAGCCAATCTTTCTCAGGCGTTAGACCTGCTGCGCCCGTATCATCTGGTGGATTTGCACCAGCACCAGCAAAACCGCAAGTAGTTGAAGGACAGACTCCAGAATGTAAGCACGGACAGATGCAGTTCCGTACTGGTAATGGAGCCAAGGGTCCTTGGAAGGCTTGGATGTGCGCTGCACCAAAGGGTGCGCCAGACAAGTGCGACGCTATCTGGGTTCGATGACCCAATGCGAGGACCTCGTGAGTACGAGAGTCCTCTCTGCGCTCAATCAGGTGGTGACTTCTGGTTCCCTGAACCAGGACTTGGATCAACACAAGAAGCCGTACACGCTAGAAGTATATGTAACTCGTGTATCCATCAAATTGAGTGTGCAGAATGGGGCATCCATTACGAACGTTATGGAATCTGGGGTGGTTTATCAGAGTTCCAACGCAAGCAAATAAGAAGACAGCGAAACATTGTAGTCAAGGAGGAGAGAAGTGCTTAGACTTTCACGTGCGTGGCAATCCACGAACGTCAAGGCTACGCCCCTACCCGATGTATGGAAGTCTCTCAACTCTACTGATGTGAATGTAAAGTTCAGACGTGGACAAGTCTGTATGGTTGCTGCTGCACCCAATGCAGGTAAGTCTATGTTTGCTCTGGTCTATGCGATAAAGGCCAACATTCCAACGCTCTTCTTTTCAGCAGATACTGACACCGCAACGGTGATGATCAGAACTGCTGCTCATCTGTCAGGTCATTCACAACTGACAGTTGAAACTAATCTACAAAAGAATCCACGTCACTATCAAGATTACCTTTCTAATATGCAGAACATACAGTGGGTCTTTGACTCCAGTCCGTCACTCGATGATATCGAGATGGAGATAAAGGCGTATATCGAACTGTATGGAATTGCACCAGAACTTATAGTGATAGATAACTTAATGAATGTAGCAGCCGAAACAGATAATGAATGGGCTGGACTACGTGCAATTATGATGGAGTTACACGATATGGCACGCAAGACCGAAGCCTGTGTGCTAGTGCTTCATCACGTATCAGAACAGAGTGAGTATGGATCTCCCACGATGCCCCCTCCTCGTCGTGCCATACACGGAAAGGTAAGTCAATTACCTGCCATCATTCTGACCCTTGGTTATGACCCCTCCCAAGGAATGCTTCGGGTTGCTGCCGTGAAGAATCGGTTTGGACCTCACTACGCTGATGCTTCACGGTGGGCAACACTATTTACAAACTTTGGGGCGTGTCAGATTGGTGACTCTGATGCACAAGGACGGTCATATCTACATTCCAACTTACAGGTGACACGATGAGTAGTTACAACAAGGCTAAAGGATCTAAGTTTGAGACAGATGTAATGAAGTATCTACGCAAACTTGGTCACTTTGCCGAGCGTTTGGCTAAGGCTGGCGCTAATGACGAAGGCGATATCGTTACCATAATCGCAGGTCAGACCTATATTTTAGAATGTAAGAATCGTAAATCGTTGAACCTGCCTGCCTTCTGGGACGAGGCACAGGTTGAGGCAAAGAACTATGCGAAGGCACGGGGGATGGTTGCGACTCCTCCTGCCTTCGTTATAGTCAAACGCAGACAACACGGAGTAGAGAAGGCTTGGGTAATCCAAGACCTAGACCAATGGTTACAAGACAGGAGTAAGTGATGCCAATACCAGAAGGGTTTATTACCACCAGTAAAATCTGGACAGGTGAAGAAAAGATTGAAGATGTTGTTTTACCTGAAGAACCTACTGAGGTAGAAGAGAAAGAAGAAGAGAGAGAAGAATGATTGAAGATATTTTAGTCACTCTTATAGCGCCTATCCTATTTGTCTTTACTCTGGTTGCTTTAGTGGGAGTTGGTTTACTTGCACTACAATCAAACACCTATAAATATAACTGCAATTTAGAGTATGGTCCAAGTTTGAAGACCACATTACTTATTAGTGATGGGGACTTTGCTTACGAACCAGAAGCGTTTTGCTCAAGGCTCAAAGCCAAGATGGAGGAAGAATGATCTGCGATAACTGCAGTGTTGGTGGTGACTTCAACTCGCAAGGTAAGTATGAGAAGTCAGAAGAGTTACACGGGTATTGTAAAGGAGACTGTGGATGCCAGCACAAGACTGGTCCAGGGTGGTACGTAAAAAGAGGATCAAAGGTACCGCAGATGCAGACTCAATCCCCGTAGCAGTAATCGTTTCCTACTATGGTGGGGAAGTAAAAGAGGGTAAGAGCGCCAGCGTCAAGTGTTGTATCCACGATGACTCACGGCGTAGTGCAGTAATGAATACGTATGACAACCTATATTTTTGTCATACCTGTGGTAAGGGTGGGTCATCCGTTGCTATTGTGATGGAGAAGGAGAATCTGGAGTTCAAAGATGCAGTCAAACGAGCAGTCGAAATTGTTACTGGAAGCGGTCACACGTTACAGTCAAAGCATAGACGAGGCAACGCTGGACTATCTAGACGGACGTGGAATATCTAAGGATGTAGCACAAGCCTTTATGCTAGGAACAGTTATTGATCCTGCTCCTGGTCACGAACAGTTTGTGGGGTGGCTATCCATTCCTTATATCACCGCGCTTGGAATTGCGACGAGTGTAAAGTTTAGAAGATTAGATGATGGCAAGCCTAAGTATGGACAACCAACAGGACAGAAACTACACCTGTATAACGTGGTTGATGTAACCCAAGACAGTAAACATATTGTTGTCTGTGAGGGTGAGTTAGATACTGTGATTATCTCAGGAGTCTTAGGTATCCCAGCAGTAGGAGTGCCAGGAGTAGCGGCGTGGAAGCCGTACTACACCAAGTTATTGACGGGGTTTGATACCGTCTACGTTGTCGGAGACAACGATCTGAAAGAGGATGGAACTAATCCAGGAGCAGAGTTTTCTAAGCGCGTGGCTAGTGAGGTTATCAACTCACAGATAGTAAACTTACCGCTCGGTATGGACATCAATGAGTTTTATTTACAGCACGGACCAGAAGAACTATCAACCCTATTAGGAGGAGCGAGATGAATGAGCAAGAAAAAGGATCTCCAAGAGGCAGCCAGATTATTGATGGATATGGGGATGATAATAGTCTCGATAGATTACAAGGCTGGGACGATAACTTGCCAGCCGATTCCCGTGCGAAAATAGATGATGAGTTTGTCCAAGATGTCTGGCGAATCCTTGACACCGCAGGAAATCTGCTTCTACGCAAGCATAAAGATTACGGCCCAAAGAACATCGCTCACAGTCCAGGTGGTCCACTCAACGGACTCCGAGTGCGAATGTGGGACAAAACAGCAAGGATAAACAATCTTTTAGACAATGGAGTTCAACCTTCTAACGAGTCTTTGCGTGATAGTTTCATTGACCTACTCAACTACTGCGCTATTGCGATAATGGTATTGGATAACAAATGGCCACAGGAGTAGGTGCAGACGGGCTGACTAAAGCCCAGCGTTATTACCAAAGACATCGGGATAAAGTTCTAGCCAAGCACAAAGAATTGCGCCAGGAAAACCCTGAGAAGTTTAGAGGTTGGTCTAAGAGATACAGGGAAAATAACCCTGACTCTGAACGCGCTCGCCATTTGATGCGTGAGTATGGAATAACTGTTGAGCAATACAACGCTATGGAAGTACAGCAAGGTGGAGTCTGTGCTATCTGTAAGCAACCTGAAACTCAAGAACGCAACGGAGTGAAGTACCGCCTAGCGGTTGACCACTGCCATAAGACGGGCAAAGTTAGAGGACTTCTATGTTTCAAGTGTAACTCTGCTATGGGTTCTTTTGAGAAGCGTGATGTACCATTAGCCAACGTGGAAAAATACTTGGAGGCGTGGAAATGATTAGTCTCTTGTTGGGGCTGGCAGTACTTTTGATTGTTGGCGGTCTTTGGTTTATAGCAGAATCTTCTGAATGGGGAGAAAGACTTGTTGCTATTTTGGTGTTACTTGGCGTTGCTTATGGAATTGGCGAATTAGTCAGGACGGCATTATGACACACGAAGAACTGCTATATAGAGTGAACTGGGCTTCAGAGCGTTATCACGATACTGATGGAAGAGCGCAGTATTTCAATGCCCTTCGCGCAATAGTGGAACTGCATAAGCCTCGTATAATACAAGGTTCAGGTTGGTCAATGGAAGTTTGTAGAGGCTGCGACATACACACATATGAAGGTTTATGTCCAACTATTCAGGCTATAGAGAAAGAGTTGGAGATAAACAGTGGCTCGCATCAATAACCTCCTTGATAGCAAAGTCTCTCCCTCAAACGAAAGCCTCCGAGATTCGTTTATTGATTTACTGAACTATAGTGCCATTGCAATTATGGTACTTGATAAGAAATGGCCTGAGTTACCCAATGACTGAGAAGCATTCGTGGTACAAGGCGGCGCTACGCCGTAAGAAGATACAAGAAGCAAAGAAGTAGAAGGCTGCCCGTTACGTAGAGATGATGAATAAGAGAGCCGAACTATACGATGCCACGCAACAGAAATAAAACATACGACGAACAACGCATCTCACGTATCCGAATGTATGGGATTGATGTCCCTGATTATGAACGGATCTTAGAAGAACAAGGCGGTGGGTGCTACGTCTGCGGTAAGAAGCCGACCGATAAACGCGCTTTAGATATTGACCACGACCACGATACAGGAAAGGTACGTGGTCTTCTCTGTTCCAACCATAACCGCGCTATTGGTTTGATGGGTGATGACTTACTTACTCTAATCAAAGCGTTGGAATACTTAGCGAGGCATCGTGACTAACAAACTCCACCCTATCCTTGATGATCTAGTTCCTTCTGTGGTGACCACCATTCACCGCAGGTTTCGGGCATACACCGAACGTGGTGATCTCCTCCAAGAGGCGTGGGCTTTTGTTCTCTCTCGTGCTGAACATTTCAACGAGGTCCTCTCTGATGAGAATGAGGTTCAGCGTAAGTGGAATGAGAAGAAGGTAGCGTGGCAGATACGCAGATGTTTAGAACGTTACGCTCGTAAAGAGAAGGCAACTAAGTCTGGATATCAAATCAATGATGAGGCATACTACGACACAGTTACTATCGCCCAACTTTTACCTTTTGTAATCAAGAGTGTTATCAGTGACACTGCGTTAGAGCAGAGTCAGATACTTGTCAATGATGGTACTCCTCGCAAACCTAGCGCCCCTGCTGAAGGTGGCAACCTGCTGGCTATGCTGGTAGATATCAAGAAGGCTTATGAGAAGTTAGAGAAGTATGAACAAGATATTCTGCGCCTTCGCTACCACGACAACCTCACTCTTCAACTTATCTCTGAATACTTAGAGTGCGCTATCTCTACTGTTGATCGTAAATGTACCCAAGCCCTACGCAAACTACAAAACAATATCGGAGGCGATTCACCTTGGCAATAGTCATACAACTTTCCCAAGCGGAGGTGAGAGTATGCGCTCTCATCGCCGTTGAACGTTGGCTAGTCAAGTTCGGTTCAGAAGATAGACCGAACTACGCTGCTGGTAAAAAGTTCGGTAAGTTAGAACCAGAGATCAACGCAAACATCAGAGCCAACGTTGCTGAGTGGGCAGTCGCTCGCCACTACAACCTCGGCTGGAATATGCCTTGGTATCCCAACGATTTACACAAAGCACGCAAGAACATCTCTGACGTGG